ACTCCTCTAGTTAATAGAGCAGTTAAACTGACTGCTGGTAGTGCTGATGTAATCGTAGAGCAAGTCCAAGTTGTTGGTGGCTAACATGTCAAATCCCGCAGGTAAATCAGCTGCTGCAAGAACTTTCCAAAAGAAGAAGTCTACCAATCCTTCCGATAGGATAGAGAATAGACAGCAAACTTCTGTGAGTCTTGCTAGTGAAGCTAAAGTTGATGCTGGCAAATCTCCTGAAGAGAAGGAGAAGGTTAGAAACAAACGTAAGTTTGGTGTAAGCCATAACGTTGCTGGTCACGGTAAATTGAGGAGAGCACTTCATAGGTCAAACCGTGGAGATAAAAAGATTCCTGGGGATAAGCCATACCTTGAGAAGGAAGGTGTAGATTATTCTCCCTGTAAGACGTGTGGATCTAAAGACCATACGACTAAGCAGCATGATAAAATGGTTATTGATGAGAAGTTTAAAACTCAATACAACAAACCTAATAAACTAAGTCAGTCTTCTAAAAGAAAATCTCTTGGTAGGGGTGCTAGTATCAAGGACGGTGCAAAAAAATCTGGATACGAAAGTAAGAAGGAGCACCGTGATACTGAGAAGAAGTTAGCAAAGTATCAAACCAAGGGTACTTACAATGCTCACCTTGGTGAAGAAGGTTATGACCATATGAGAGACAAGCGTCTTGAGAAGTATGGTATAGGTCATGATGGTTCTGACCGTAAATCAACCCCATCAAGGAGTAAACCTCAGACTGATGCTGAAAGGAAGAAGTCTCAGGAGAATTCCAAAAAAGCATATGATAGTGTAGTTGCATCTCTTAAAAAGAAGTATGGTGACAATGCAGTTATCACATCATCTAGAACAAAAAAAGGAGGTAAGTCGGTGAAGGAAGAAACTCTCAATGAGATCTCTGCTGATAAACTGTTAGATGCATCTAAAGCTGCTGACAAGGACAGAGGTAAGAAAGCCGTCGCTGGCGACAAAGAAGGTGCTAAGAAACGAGTCCGTCAAGCATCTAAATTCTATGCTGCATCTGCTAAGAAGCGTAAGCAAGAAGCAAAAGAAGAGTATACTGTTACCAATGCTGATAAGAAAGGTAACACTCCTGCATGGAAAGCATACAAGGCAGGTAAGAAGCATGCCAAGACAGGCAAACCTCTATACAAAGCTGCTGACCATGTGAAGGAAGGACAGTGGGAGTATCATGAGAAGGAAGGACTAAAGACTTTTAGTGAATTCATTCAAGAGGGTAACCCTACCACTCGTATGATGAGTAAGTCTAAGACACAAACCACTGGAAACATTAGTGCTGACAGGGGTACAGACGCAAAAAAGAATCGTGAGTCTCGCAAGGGGCTCGAAAAAGACCTGAAGAAGAAAGGTATCGGATATAAGAAAGGTACTGGTGAATACAAATATGATGATGGATCTAAGGGACGTGAAGTTTCCTATCAAACAACACCTGCAAAGGGTATGAGTAAGAGACGTTTTGGTAAGGTAATGCGTCGTCTAGGTAGGAAGCACGGACAGGAGTCTGTTATTACTAAGAAAGCAGGTAAACCAGCACGTTTACATGACACTGAGTCTAAGAAACCAGGTAAGTCAACAACTCTAGGCAAAACTAAGCCTGGTAAGCATCCGAAAGGATATGGTGAAACCTCTGGTACTAAGGTCAGAGATAAGAAGTTATCTAAGAAAACCAACAAACCGAGTTATCATTATGGCTGAAGAAAGAAGAAAGAAGTGTAAGTATTGTGGTATTACACCACCTATAGGACACGCAAGACCGTACACCTGGATAGAGAAACATGAAAAAAATTGTGCATTTCGCAACAAAAGTTAAAGACTGGGACAAAGCATGGGCTAAGAAGATACAGGACAAGTTTAAGTTGACTGATTATCAGATGCTTGTGTTATCGTTCACAAAAGGTTTCATTATTGGAGCTATTCTGCTATAATATATACTATAGTCTTTACTAAAGTTACCCATGACTGCATATAATGTTACAGTTATTGATTCTGAGGGTGCCGAAACCACATTTGAATGTGCACATGATGAATATATACTAGACAGAGCAGAGGAAGAAGGTGTTGATGCACCCTACTCATGTCGTGCTGGTGCATGTAGCACATGTGCTGGTAAAATTATCGAGGGCACGGTTAACCAAGAAGACCAGAGTTTCTTAGATGATGATCAACTTGAGTCTGGATTCGTGCTAACATGCGTTGCATATCCAACTTCTGATGTTAAGATTCGACTAGGAGAGGAGGAAAACTTATACTAATGGGTATGTTACACATGAGAGAACAACTACTACGTGCTGTATTAGCACATGCCACTGGAGAAGTAGAGAAGCATAAGGCAAATGTCAATGTGTATCTTGAACATCCTGCAGGTATTGGAGAGCATTCAGATATAACTGAGGCTATTGGTGTAGAGCTTGATAAGATTTCACGTTATCATGATCAGATTGAAGTTATAAATAAGTACTTCAAAGCACCATCGAATAGACAACCTAGTGACATCCGATAAGAAGGCAGCAAAACGAATTATTAAACAAAGAAAGAAAAATAAACAGATGTGGACAAAAGAGGATGTGCTGTATGCAAAGATGGTTAGGAAACGCATAAAAGACGAAGAGAAAAAGAAGCAACAGGAATAAATACTTACGTCATTTGAGACTTAGTGGAGTTGAAACTATCATGTCCCACTATACGGTTGGTTACCACGATTCAAACCAGCAACATTATGAAATATGCGAGTATGCCCACGATGCCTACGAAGCAATACAGAATTCAAAAGAGGATGTCCCTGGTCTAAGGGAGCATCCTCATTTTATTGACTATTGCACGATGGGTGTTGAATTATGAAACATGAAATTATGTGGTGGATGTCAAGATTAACTATAATGTTAACGTCATTGTTCTTATCAATGACCCTAGCAGCAAAAGCCTATGCTGTTGATATACAAATGGGTGCAGGAGGCAATTTAGTCTTCGAGCCTAGTGAAGTAACAGTTCAAGCAGGAGATACAGTTACATTTGTGAATGGAGATTTACCTCCTCACAATGTAGTATTCCTTGACCACGATGAGTTGAGTCATTCTGACTTAGCATTTATGAGTGGTGAGCAATTCCCTGTTACTTTTGAGAAACCTGGTGAGTATGAGTTTCAGTGCGAGCCTCACGCTGGTGCTGGAATGAAGGGAGTTGTCCATGTAGAGTAGGTTTATCAAATAGAATGTTGTATATGTATTCCATAGCCCATTCTTTATCAAACCAACTCGATAACGCAGCGATAGTTTTCTTATTTAATCTTTGTTGATTAGAGTACCAACATTGGTCATCCATCCTTAGCATGGATTGTACCCAGTTGTCATCTTTTTCCTGTGCTCTAACCCAATCACAGAAGACACTAAGATAACCTTCTAATATTCTTACATATTCATCGACTTCTTTTTCGTCTCTTATCCTGACGAATTTGAAATAGGGAGAAAAGATCTCATCACCCCAGAGTGGTAGAGGTCTTTTTTCTTTGAAATAGTATGAGTTACTAAATGGTCTGATGCTGTCATAGATTTTTTCACTACCTCTTACTGGTGACACGTCTACGATAGCAGCAGTGATAACAGTTTTAGTACCAACTATGTCGCAACCAAAGATAGGGATATTATATTCGTAGTCTGGAAAGAATACACAGTGTAGGACATCCAATCCTTTGACTTTAGAAGTTTCTAAATGGATCTTCCTGAGACCTGGACATTTCCACATCTCATTTTTAATCCATCCTCCTTCAAAGTCTATCCACTTACATCCACAGTCTACTTCTTCAATATTCTCAAAGGATAAAGCATACGATCTTATTAATTCAGCGAGTCTTTCTACTATGGACATTGTATGGTCAGTCAACATAATGATTATAATACTACTTATAGCCGTAGCAATAGTAATCGTATACATATTTAAGTATGACGAATGGTATCCCAATGGGCAAGATGACACCACCGTCGAGGAAGAGTTGCTACAACTTCCGAGTGACGGAAATAAAAAAAGTAGTTGATGGAGATACCATTGACGTAGTAATTGATTTAGGATTTGATATCTATAAGCATGAACGTGTTCGTGTAGCAGGTATCGATACCCCTGAGAAAAGGACTAGAGATTTAGAAGAGAAGGCATTAGGAATAGATGCTACAAACTGGATGAAAGGTACTCTAGAGGATACTATTAAAGGAGACGATGAACTCACTATTAGAACTGAACTTAAGGGTGGCGTTGGGAAGTATGGTAGGCTTCTTGGTTGGCTCTACGTTGGCGACTCTGATATTTCGCTGAATGAGCAGATGATTGAAGAAGGTTATGCTTGGGACTACGATGGTGGCACTAAGAGAAAGGACTTTGCATCATTAAGAGCAATCAGAGAAGCAAATGGTACCATTGACGTGGAACCTAGTGAGGGAGATCCCTTACCCGAAGTAGGAGACGGATTACAGTCTACTACTGCTGCTAACTTACCAGGATTATACTAATGTTTGGAGTATTAAATGTCGTAGAAGCATGGAATGAAATCTCATGGGGTGATGCTATCCCATTCGTGCTTGTATTAATAGGTCTTTACTGGGTTAAGGTAAAGATAGATGCTTCTGCTGGTCTAGGTAGGAAGAAGAGTAGACAACTTAAGAAGATTATTGTAGAGGCAATAAAGGAAGCCAATGGCTGAGAAGCAGGAGATATATCTAGGTAACCCGAATCTGAAACGGGCTAATGTCAACACTAATTTTACACCTGAACAGGTACAAGAGTTTATAAAGTGTAGTCAGGATCCTGTTTATTTCATTCGCAACTATATCAAGATCGTTAACCTCGATCAAGGTATAGTTGGGTTTGACCTGTACGATTTCCAAGAAGACATGGTGAATCGATTCCATGAGAATAGATTCAATATAGCAAAGCTACCACG